GTTTTTGATTTGAAAAATCATATTCTTCTTTTGGTTCTGGTATTCTTACAGTTAGTTTTGCCATTATCTTCTACCGTCCGGTTGTATATCTAATCTGAATGTGCCAAATCTCCATGACTCACTAGAGTTAACATTCTCTATTTTTAAACTCACGAATCTACCTCTGGCCCTTGTATCTTTTTTTGTTGTGCTTGAGTTTACGGTAAAAGGACTATGTGTTGATACCGTAGATGTCTGTTGAGGATATCTCTTGACATCAAGACTTATTTTAGAATTACCCTGTAACGTTTTAAAATCTGGTACAAATCTTCTAACTGCAAGAAATATCTCACCTGCAACTTTAGGACCTGTAGCTTTACCTTGAGCATCTTTCTGTCTTGATTGTAAATCTATATCATAAGACTCGATTGATGATGTAACTGTCGTTGTCGTACCATTTGGATTTACCTGATCTGTGCCAACCTCATGTTCGAAATAGGTTGTCTGACCCAGACCCGATTGTCCAACAATAACAGGAAACGTACCATTCGCGGTAGCATCGTATTTTGTTGCGTATGGATTTGGATATGTTGTTGCATCCATCCATGATGTTCTGGCCTCTGTTCCTGTATACCAGACACCACCAGGTACACCTG